TCAAGACTCCATCCAAGTCAAATACAAATAATTTTGTCATTTTTTACCTTTTTTTGGGACTAAGTGGTCTTCGGTTAGTATCCTAAAGCCCATTTTTCTATCTTCACAGTATTCACCAGCAGCTTTGAACTTTGCTTGGTTTACTATATATGTCAGAACTTTTGCTTTGTACTTCTTTGTGACTCGTTTGGGTTCTTTCGGAGGGAAACATTGGGCCTTTGGTTTAACTTCAATGATTTCTCTTAAGACTTCACCCCTTGAATTACGATATTTGATGTAGAAGTCAGGAAAGTAACGATGAACTTTTCTATCTACAGGCGAACGGTAAGGAATGATGATTTCTTCACTTCCCCATTCAATAATATTCGGGTTGTTGTCGCAGTATACCATGAATCTTCGTTCCCAAAGAGACCTGTAATATATCTTTGTAGGGTCACCCTTATATTTTTTGTAATTCTTCGGTTTAAACTTACCACTGTATGACATAAATAGAATAAAAGACCTTTAGTTAGGAATATTTATATGCCAAGTATCAACAAATTATTAGACAAAATCAACCAAGCATCTCAAGCCGTAAAATCAGTTAAAGGGATTAAATCCAAACTTGAAAGTATAGGTTACAAAGGAGGTGTCAATACAGAAGAGGTCGACAAACTCCAAGCACAAGCAGAAGAAGGAAGAAGGAAACTAGAACAAAGAAGATCAACCTTACAGAAAAGTTTAGACAGTGCAACCAAGTCAAAAGGAAAAGCAAAAAGAGCTCCATCAGGAGGACACAGAGATTTACAATATCCTTTAGATGGTGATATCGATAACTTCATGTTATTTACTACTCGTTTGAGAAAGAAAAGAACAAGTGGTGGAAACTTAATTTCAGATACACCAGTTACGATTGCATTACCATTGCCTGAGGGTGGATGGAATCAAGAATCTAAAGTAACATACAAGACTGAAAGTATAGGTGCATTTGCAAGAGGGGTATCAGGTGCAATTCAAGGTGGTGAAGACGCAGGTGGGGTATTTGAAGAAGCAGTAAACGCTGGAAAAGGATTTATTCAAAATGCAATTGGTTCGATGGGGTCAGGTGTAGGTAACCTTCGTGCTGGACGAGCAGTCAACCCTATGGAAGAACAACTATTAGAAGGTATAGACTTTAGAACACATTCATTTGCATGGGATATGTATCCAAGAACAGAAAAAGAAGCAATCATGGTTCAACAAATCATTCATGCATTCAGAATTGCAATGTTACCCGACACATTTGCAGCTGGTGATGGAGAGGATTCAGAAAACACTACTGAAAACTTCTTTAACTATCCGAATGTATTTGAGGTAGAGATAGAAGGCCCAGTTTCAAAACAAATAGAAAGATTCTTACCCATGGTTTGTACAGGTGTCACAGTAACACCACTTGAGAATCCCGACTTTATGTTAGCAAGTGAAAACGATGATGAGTTCTATTCAGGTTTTACAAAAATTTCATGTGAATTTACAGAGATTAAAGTTATGTCTCAAGAAGTTTATGAATCTAGAGTTGCTCCTGAAAAAGTTCAAGGTAGATTAGGTAAAATAAGTGATGAGAGTGGTTCACCTAGTATTCTTGACTCATCCACTGGAGGATAATAATGGCAACACAATTTTTTAAGAACTTTCCTGAAATGCAGTACAAGCTTTCCGATGGTAAGTTAATTACAATCAAAGACTTTTTCCGTAAGTCAACTATTGATGGAGCTGCAAGAGAAGCAGTCGTAAATTATACTTATCATGAACTAGAAGAAGGTGATAGACCCGATGTACTTGCAACAAAGTTGTACGGTAACGGTGACCTTCATTGGACTTTCTTTTTAGTGAATGACCTTAATAACTATTATGATTGGTGGAAAGACCAATCATCATTTCAATCATATATGGAAAAGAGATATAAGGGAAAGTATTTTGTATGTAATCAATCAACAGATATAGTATCATCAACAAGTAAGTTTCTTTTAGGAGAAACAATAACAGGAACAAATTCAAGAGGAATCATAACAGAAGTTGACCCAACTTTTTGTAGGTTAGGAGTCGATGTAGAAGTAGGATTTGTAAATCCAATTGTATCTACAGGTTCATCTTCCAGTAAAGCTGTAACACCAGTTTCAATCATTGATAAACAAGATGGTGTTGCATATTATGAAAAGGATGGAGTAAAGAGTACACACTTTGTAAGTGGTTCCACTGCAAAATCTATATTCGAAGACGAATATGAAATTAACGAAGAGAAAAGAAAAATAAAAATTATCAAACCGAGTATGATTGGAGCAGTTGTAAATCAGTTTGAGAAAGTAATGAAATCATGAGTGCTAACTATGCAGCGGGTGAATTCAACATAGAAGCATTCACCTTAGTAAACCAATACAACGAATCTTTAGACCTTACAAATATGGTCATGGGATTTAAACTATTTGAATCTATATTCAATAAGTTTGTAACGGGAGAGGTTTCAGTATATGATGGTCTAAACCTTCCAAAGAATTTTAGAATGACTGGTCAAGAATACATTCGTATTGCATTCAGCCAAAAGGAAGGTATCGGAGAGGAAGCAGAGAAAGAATTTTCAATTGATAAAACATTCAGAGTATATAAACTAGATAACATAAACAGAATCGATGAGTTAACACAGACATATGTTCTTAGAATATGTGACCCTCGAATGTTCTTTGCAAGAAGGAAGAGAATCAGTCAAACACTTCGTGGTCGATACGACCAAATATTACAGAATGCATTAGTTGATGTGGGTAAGTTTAAAACTGATGAGTTTGATGCATGGGAAAAAACGGTTCCCGAAAATAAACAATTCATATGTCCTAATTGGACAGTTGCAGAACTCATAGATTACATTACAAATAATTCTCAAGTAGGAGAAACATATGGATTTAGAAATGGCTTGTTCTTTTATCAAACTCTAAATGGTGGATTTAGATTCCTAAGCTTTGATACAATGTGTACTATGGAGTTTCCGATTCCATTCTCATTAAGTCCTACAAATACAGTAGAAACATCAGACGAAAATCTTAATGCACCGTCAGGTTTGAACACTGCAATACAAATGTACAAAAAACCTCAGATGTTCGACACATTACAAGCAACTGTCGGTGGTGCATACGCATCTACATTAAAAGTATATGACCCAATAAGAAAACTAGAAGAAGAAAATGTTTATGATTTAAAAACATCAATGGATAAGGGAGACCATGTATCAGGATTCCCTATGTTATTTCTTGATGATGATGAAAGAGTTCTCAGACCAAATGAGATTGTTGACCCAGCTGTATCACCGACTATTGACGAAATTGATATAGACATAAAACCTACAGAAGAATTTGATTCCTTAATCATTAGAGATTATCACAATCAACACTCATTTGATAATGCAGAGAATCTATCAGACCCCGAAGTATTTGAACCAAGAAAACTAAATGATAGTGGAACATTAGAAAGAAGAGCTCTCTTAGAGATATTACAACAACATAGAATACAATTAACAATTCCACTCAGAACAGATTTAACCGTTGGTATGATTATCAAGTTAAAGATACCAACACCCGAAGTACCTGGCGAGGGAGACAAGTCAGATAAAGTAAATGATGACAGGTATTTGATTACCGATCTTGCAGTCAATGGAGACACCCAAGCAAAAACTGGTCTATTACAATTAGAATGTGTAAAAGAAAGTTATGCTAAGAAGATAGAAGATGCAAGACCGTTAGATGATGTGCCTGGGCCAGAGGAATCAGCATGATGGAAGTGATAACATATTTTAGTTTAACATTATTAGCATGGGTAGGATTACCTATGTTGTTTATATGGATACAGAATACATGGAATATTTTTACGGAATAGTTGAAGACAGACAAGACCCATTAATGGTGGGTCGTGTACGCGTGCGTATACACGGGATACATACAGACGATAAACTATTAATTGCAACAGCTGATTTGCCATGGTGTCAGGTTATATTGCCGACTACCTCTGCTGGTCTTTCAGGATTAGGAACAGGTCACGGACTCGTAGAAGGGTCTACGGTATTTGGTTATTTCAGAGACAAAGCAAAACAAGACCCAATAGTTCTTGGTGTTGCAGCTGGTATACCACAAGCAGGATATAAAGAATCAATCACAGACGAACTATTAACAAGAGATATAGAGAAAGGTTTCAATGACCCTAGAGCATTAACGGTTGACGATTATAAAGATACTTCCGAAGCACCAAACCCAGTTCAGGATTCAAGAAGGGGTTGGGGTCTTACTACTGCAATGGACACTGCACCAAAGTCACCTGAAACTATAGATGTCAAATATGATAATACAGGTTCTACTATCAAAGAGTTGGAACTTACAAAAGAAATGTTGCCTTACTATCCTTTGTATGTTGACGAATCAGATTACTCTAGTCTTGCAAGAGGTTCAGTATTAGACCATAAGATAGCAAAACAAACAGATGCAGAAGGTAATGAAGTAGAGATACCTGATGAACAAAAGATTCTAAAAGATTTTGTCGATGTAGATTCTGCACCAGTATATCCTTATAATAAAGTTTTACAATCAGAGTCAGGTCATGTATTTGAAGTAGACGATACACTTGGTAAAGAAAGAATTAACTTACACCATAGGTCAGGTACATTTCATGAGATACATGCAGACGGGTCAGAAGTCACACGAATTGTAAACAATAACTATACTGCAATTCTTAAAGATGATAAAGTATTCATAGCTGGTAATACAGATTTACAAGTAGGTTATGGTAATGTAAACATAACAATCGATACAGGAAATGTCGACCTAAAAGTTTTAAAAGGAAATGTAACTGAGTTAGTTTCAGAGGGTAATGTAACATCTGAAATAACTAAGGGTAATTTTACTGGACAGATTGGTGGAACAACTGATGTGACATCAGAAGGTAAGATAACAATAACAGGTAATAACACAACGGAGATTATATCAGATACAACGATAACGGGTACACTTGATGTTTCTAAAGCAACTAAATTACATAGTACATTGAATGTCACAGGTAAACAATCTAATAGTTCTTCTATCACTGCAAGTGGAGAAGTTACAGGTAAAGGTGTTAAACTTTCAACACATACACAT